GCCAATGCCAATATCACAGGCGTGGGTGCCAGTTTCTCGGGCACTGTCACAGCCAACAACTTCATCAGCACAGGTACCACAGGTGGCTCAGCCAATCTCAATATCACTGGCAGCGGCAATTTGAATCTACTGAGTTCGGGACAAATCACTGCCAATGCTCCTGTGCGCTTGGCCAGTTATGCCAATACCTCCATGCCCACGGCCACTGCCGGCGCAGTGGCCTATGTTTCAACTACCAATCAACCAGCATACTATAACGGCACCAGCTGGCGTTATTTTGATGGCACTGCTGTGTGATGCGATACTATGTGACCGCACGCTCAGTGGAGGACAAGCAGAGTTTATTAGGCACACTCCGGGATGTCATTGACACCGAGCCAGGCAGTCGACGTAATATCTTGGTTGGCGACACGGACATAAAGGCTCTGGCTCAAGATCCCAGAGTAAAAAACATACAACCTCATCCTGAAGATTGGCCTGGATTTGAATATCGATTATTTGCAGAATGAGCACTCGCGCACAATCAGGAAAATTTGATCGACAGATCAGCAATGTCAACAGTACAGACACGAACTGGGGACTGTATCGCCACATCAATCGCACCAATTCTTGGCCTGGACCTGCGCCCAATATCTATGAAATCACTGGGGACTACAGTTATCAACTGGACGGCACCGGCACCGACATCATACTAGCAGACACAGGCATAGACGCTTATCATCCAGAATTCCTTGAAGATGTCAACAGCAGCATCTGTGTGGAGTCCGGAAACACAGTGAGTGAGACCACACTCAACACCCGTGCCAGCCTGCGCGGCATCATGCGCTACAACAACAATGTGATATCTGTGGGCGATGCTGGCACTATATTTCTCAACACTCAGCAGATACAATCATCGCTGCCATATGCTGTGATGGATGTCACTGTGTTTCGCAATCAACTGTTTGCTGTGGGCGGTTATTATGGCGCCAGCGTCAGCAGTTCGCAGACCCCACAGGGTCCAGGCATACGCATATTGACCAGCACAACCGGACAGGTCTGGACAGATGTGACCCCATACGGCACCAACAATGAATATGCGCAGGGACAGCTGAGATCCGCTGCAGCCAGTGCCACCAGTGTGGTGGCTGTGGGCAGTACCAACTATGCTTTCCGTAGATTTGATGCTGCCCAATTCAATTATATCGCACCCACTGCTAGGATATTACGCTATGATGGTTCCACTTGGACCAACATCGCCACCACATTCACACCACCATTGAATTACAATTTAAATCGCGTGAGATATTTCCGCGACAGATATATTGCTGTGGGGGACAATGGTAGCATCATAGTGTCCGGCACCGACGGTGTGTCCTGGACCAGAGTTGTCAGTGGCGTCGGCTGTGGATTGCATGACATCACACAAGGACCTGCTGTCACAAACAGCATTTATGTAGCAGTGGGACGCGGCGGCTGTGTGCTGACCAGCCCTGATAATATCACCTGGACTGTGAGAAACAGTACCACTCCAGCAGATTTATTTGCTGTGACTTATACCCAGGGTAGATTCATAGCCATGGGTCAAAACGGTGCAGGTGTTTATTCCACAGATGGCATCACTTGGAGTGCCTACAACACCGGTATAACCAACACCGTGTATGCCATCACAGGCGCAGACATTGCCACTGGAGCCAGCACTCGAGTGCAGGCCTATGACTGGAGCAGTTTGGGTGTCACCGACGTGGCCTCCAGTGTGAGCATAGGCGGCTATCTGGGAGATGCCACGGCCCAAGATCCTACCATATCCGGTGGCGGTCACGGCACCAACGTGGCCAGTATCGCCGCCGGGCGCAGCAATGGTTGGGCACGTGGCGCACGAATATACAGTATCAGGATTTTTTCCGGCATTGACATGACCACCGGCAGCACCTTGGGTGCCATCAGCCAGACCAAATATGCACAGTTAATCCGTGCGTTCCATAATGCCAAATCTGCACCACGCAGACCCACCATAGCCAATCTCAGTCTGCAGACAGTATTGAATCAAACTGCTGGCAGTCAATATGTCACTGAGTTGAGATATCGTGGCAATGTCACTTACAATGGTACCACCGCGCCATTTCGCGATGCCACACGTGGTTTGATCAACAATGTATTTCCCATAAGAGTCACATCAGTGGACGATGATTTGATAGATGCCATAGATGATGGAGTGATCATAGTTGGAGCTGCTGGCAACTACAGTTACAAGCAGGATGTCACAGGTGGCGCAGACTACAACAACAGTGTGATCTATAGAAATCCTCCAATAAATTCGCCCAATCCACAGTATTACATGAGAGGCAGTTCACCAGGTGCTGCCGGCGACGATGTCACAGGCAACACAGTGATCTGTGTGGGTGCCATAGACAGCAGTTTTTTCAATCCCAGCAGACAAGTACGAGAACAAAAGGCTTCCTACAGCCATACTGGTCCTAGAGTAGATATCTATGCCGCAGGCAGTGATATCATGGGTGCTTATCGTAATGTCAGTTATGGCAGCAATTTTGCTGTGTTAGACACACGCAGCATAGGCACAGCCTACAGCTATTATCTCAACAAGATATCCGGCACCAGCCAGGCCTGTCCACAGATCACAGGTATGTGTGCCATGCTTGCCGAATCAAATATAAATCTCACACAACAGGCTGTTAAAACAAGATTGATCACAGCCGCGCAACCGGGTAGATTATCTGTGACCAACAGCAATTTCCAAAACAACAGCACCCTGCCCAATTACACCAATTACAGCAGTTTATTGGACGGTGCCAATCGCACTGCTTTTATGCCGGCGGTGCCCATAGCCGATGGCACCATTAATTTCTTTAATAATTCAGCAGGCTCGGGCAATTTTGACTTGGAATAGTCAAAACACAGCCGACTAAATACATTTTAGAGCACTAGACCATGGCAAATATTATCAACGGATTTTATCAAATAAATGTAGGCACCAATCCCAACGATGGCACTGGTGACAGTTTCCGCGACAGTTTTATCGCCACCAATATCAATTGGGGCATCATGGGCAACACAGGCATTGCCAATACCACACTAAATTTCAGCAACAATATTATTTCAGCCGATGCTGGTGATAATTTGGTTTTTCAAGTTACCAACGCACACGTTTATCTCGGCAGCGCTGGCACAGATCTCTTGGGTAATTCAGGCAATGTACAGATAGGCAATGGATTAACTGGACAGTTTTTACGAGCCAGCGGTACCCAGGGCAATGTGTACTGGAGCAATGGCGCCAGCGGCTCTGAAGGCATGGTGCAGTACAATAAATCCGGAAGTTTTGGAGCACAAAGCACATTTGTGTATACCGAAGCCAACGCTGGTTTGGCCGTGGGCAATTTATCAGTCACCCGAGATGTTGCAGTGGGCAACAATGTCACCATCACAGGCGACACCTCCACACGTGATTTAACAGGTAGGAATTTCCAATTTTCCGGCGATGGTGTACTGCTGGGCAATTTCACAGTGTTTGGCAACATAACATCAGCCAATGCCGAAGTGGTAGACATAGGTGCTAACCTATTGACCATAGCCAACATGGCCAGCAGCATCACGCTGCTGGAGCAGGCCGGCATCACTTGGGGCAACAGCAGTATCATAGGCACGGCCAACACTCCCAACATCAGATTCCGTGACATCGGCGGCAGCAATGTTCGGCAGACTGTGCTCAGTATCTATCCTGGTATTTGGACACAGGGCGTGTACATCAGCGCCAACAACACACCTGCCAACTCTGATCTAGCACCAGGACGTGTGACCTTTGGTGCAGACACAGAACTGCTGTTCCAAAGTGTGGTAGGAGCTGCGGTATTTTCCAACCTGCAGGCCAATATATTCACCAGTTTCAACAGCAACATCACCAGCCTCACAGCCAATACCACTGACATGGTGACCAATGCCAGTGATGGTTCTGCTGTGGCAGGACGACTGTTGCGCATACGCAATACCAGCACTACCCCAGGCAATGTGGGTCTACAGATAGTCAATCAGGCAGGCGGTGCCAATAGTGCCTGGGATCTGTTCTCAAGAGACGGCAATGGCACTTTAAACTTTGGTTGGTCGGGCAATGGCAACGGTGCCAGCAGCAACATCAGACTAGAACTCAGCAACACCGGCAATCTGCAGATGCCCTACAGCACTGCCACAAATAATTTCATTGGCTTTGGCCCCGGCACAGCTGCACACGCAGGCCTGCGCTATGTGGGATCAGACTATGCACTGTCTTTGGAGGCCAATGGTGCCATTGACAGTTTGCGACTGGGCACCGACGGCACCACCAGGATCACTGTGTTGGGCAATTCAGTGGCAGCCACTGCTGGCTTTGTGGGCATCAACACATCCGCGCCCATCAGTCCATTGACTGTGACAGGCAACACCGACGGCAACCGCATACAAAGCGGCCTAACTGTGTCACGCACTGGTATCTATGCTGGTGCCTTTACCCTGGGTGTAAACAACTCAAACAACAGTTTCTTTATAGCCAATACCCAGGCATCTGCCCAGGGCGCCTCCCTACTGGTGATAGATTCGCAGGGCAATGTTGCACTGAATCTAGACACACCCACAGTGGGCCTGGATGTGGCAGGTGCAGCTCGTTTCCGCACTGGTGGTACAGGACCTTCGGTGTCAGCAGGCAACAATCAGGCCTTGACCTTGTTGGGCAACAGTTATCTAGACACAGTTAATTTGCAATATTGCGCATATACCAATGCCAATGTCTGGGCCATGAGCTATCGCCAGCAGACAGAAAATGGTGATTTTTGGATTTATCAAAATGAATCAGGCGCTAACATCAAGCATATCACGCTGAAATACAACGCAGCCAGCGTGGGCATCAATCAGGTCAATCCCCAGGCCACACTGCACGTGGGCAGCAATGCGGCTGGTACCCTGGCTGATATCAAAGTCGAAAGCGCCAATGGCACACAAGCACAGGTCACTGCTTATCCTGCCTACGCTGCCTTTGGCACACTGAACAATTTCCCAGTGGCCATACAGGTCAATGGCAGCAATGTCATGGTGGTCAATCCTGGCAACAGCGTGACCATGTCCGGCGGATTGTCGGCTGCTTCATTCTCTAGCGACGCATTGATAGCCAACACTGTGATTGCCAATATCAGCGTGTCATCACCAGGCAACATCACCGGTGCCAACATCATAGCCAATACTGGCATCACGGGCACACTGGTCACAGCAGCACAGCCCAATATCACGAGTCTGGGCACACTGACTTCATTGAGTGTCACAGGTAATATACAAGCTGCCAACATCATAGCCAACACTGGCATCACGGGCACACTGGTCACAGCAGCACAGCCCAACGTCACATCAGTGGGCACCTTGGCTTCATTGAGTGTCACAGGCAATGTTTCTGCCAACACTTTTGTTGGTCTAGGCACAGGGTTGACAGGAACTGCCAATTCCCTGGCAGTGGGCAATGCTGCTAATTTAACCACTACCAATTTCTCCTTGAGAGAAGACCTGGGCAGATTATATTTCTATTATGGCAACACTGCTGTGGCATCTTTAGACAGTGGTGGTAATTTGAGAACCCTGGGCAACGTCATACCATTTACTGCTCCATAAACTCACCCTGCTCGGCTGCCGGATTTATTGCTAAATATTGCTAATCAGGAGCAATGATGCAGAAAAATTCCCCAATGGCCCAGGGCCATCCAGTCCAAATCTCTTGGCAAACCCGTTGATCTAATATGCCAGTATACCCTGTTTGGCTCAACCGCACTGGTTTAATCGGAGACTACGCCGAATCTGAACCTGTGAATTTTGTGTTCGAAGCCCTGGGCAATGACAGTGTCACGGCCAGCAGTTATAGATTCCACAGTGGAGAACTGCCTGCGGGATTGACTTTCAGCAACAATTACAGTGTGTCTGGTTTCAGCAATGTATTTTGTAGAATATCGGGCAATCTTGACCTGGTGGACGAAACCACTGTGAGCAATTTTACCCTGCGTGCCAACATAGGCAATCAGTTTGCTGATGCTGCCTATGCCATACGTGTGGAGGGACGTGATGCTCCTTATTTCACTGCCAATGCCAATGTTGGCAATTATCTGGCCGGACAATTCATAGCCAACACCTACGATGGCTATCAGCTCACTTATGTGGATCAAGACGCTACCAGCAATGTTGTGGTAGGACTGAGCTATACCAGCAATGCCTTGCCCTACGGTGTAGACATCGTGCAGGATTCGGGCAATTGGTACATCCGTGGTCAACCAGTGTTGACACAATTCGACGACTATGCCAATCCCATTGATGTCAAGCCACCTTACCAATGGCCAAGATTCGTTCAATATGATGCCAATATAGAAATATCTGATGGCACGTTTACAGCATATCAGATGTTTACCATTGGCGTGTATGCCAGAGACTATTGGTCCGCAGACACTGACAATTATACCTTGGAAATACAGCCAGTCAACACTGGCAATCGTGCATTTATTTTTGGTAATTCAGCCATATTCGTCACTGATGCAGACTACAGCAATGTGAATTTAATCACAGGCGACGGCATAGTCAGCACGGGTTATCTGCCCAGCAACACAGTGATCAGCAATATTACCTCGGGCATAGAAATAAATGGCACAGATTACACACAAATAAATCTCAGCGCGGCTGCTTTGCAAAGCACACTGTCGGGTGTGGCAGGCAATGCTTTGTTTTTGGAAACCAGTTTTGGATCAACAGACAACGATTATCTCAGTGAAGTAGACATATCGGGTTACATATCCAGCAGTGTGCTCTATGCCAATGCCAATCTCACTGCCGGCAGTTTGCTGACCACGGCCAATATCAACGCAGTCAACGCCATTGCCAGCTACAGCAATGTGCGCATCGGTGCTGACGCAGTCACGGCCAACAGTTATCAACTGAACAACTACACTGGTCCCAATTTATCAGCACAACTGTTCAGAGCCACGCTGATAGATCAAGATCATCCACTGATATTCACCAATCCATTTCCCGGTGGGCTGGGTTATGCACAGCGCGGATACTATTCCGCAGACATGGCCAACAAATATGAGCCAATATTATTGGATCCTTCAGGCGCATTAACTCGCACAGTGAATGGCAATTACTATGCATTTAAATTTGATGCCTACGACCCCAATGGCAGAGAAGTTTATTATCGAGTGTATTCGGGATCATTGCCTCCGGGCCTGACATTGAATTCTTACACGGGATTTATCTATGGATATATCTCCAGTGAATTTGATGCCACTTACACATTCAGCATACAGGCATACATTCCCAGTACCCTGGGCGAGTACATCAGTTATGTGAACACCTACAATGTTTTTGTTTACGGTAGGAATCCCAGCGTCAATGTTTGGATCACGCCCGAAAGAGTGGGCACTGTGCAAGCAGGACAGCCCAGCGAACTGCAGATGCAGGCCACCAGCAACATAGTACAGACCTTTGTGTACACCATAGAAGGTGGACAGTTACCACCAGGACTGCGATTGAGTGAAACTGGCCTGATAATTGGGCGACCGTCATTCAATATGTTTGCTGTGGGAGAGACCAGCAAGACATTCAATTTCACAGTGAGTGCCACGGGCGGTGAAATTGTGAATCCACAGGGCGGAATTTATCAAATAGTGCTCACCAGAGATTTTGAAATTGTGGTAACACATCCTTACACCTTGCCTTACAATGATCTTTATATACAGGCCTATCCACCGGCAGAAACACAGGGCATAATCAGTGGCATACTCAGCGACGGCGACAGCATGCCCAGTGCATTGATCTATAGATTTGAAGATCCTTATTTTGGCATCAGTGATGCCTTGAGATATTTGCACGCCACGGGCGTAAATTCAGCCAATGCGCAGATTTATTTTAATTCCATGCAGGAAAATCATTATCACAGATATTTGACAGTGGGGCCATTCAAAACTGCTGTGGCACGCAACGCAGATGAAAGCATACGTTATGAAGTGGTCTACTGCGAATTCATTGACAACCTGGTGAACAATGAAGGAGAGAGCGTGGGCATGGAAGTGGGTTTTCCTCCCAATCGTGGCGGCATCTCTGTGGTGTATCCCAACAGTCTAGACAACATGAGAGACCGGATCTATACAGATCTAGGTCGTGTGAACAAGCGACTGCCCTTGTGGATGCGCAGTCGTCAAAGCAATGGAAAAATCCTGGGATTCGTACCGGCCTGGGTGGTGTGCTATACACAGCCCAATGCTTCGGGAGAAATTGCCTATAGATTGAATCAACGCTGGGGCGAATATCTAGATTTGATCAATTTTGAACTAGATCGCTATGAATTGGACAATGCACTAACTTGGAATTACAACATCAGCACCACTGCCAACGTTGATGCTGGTCAGGCCATAGCCAACACTGTGAGCCTGGGCAGTTGGTCTGTGCCTCAGGATTCGGGCCTAGAGATAGTAAACGTTGATATATCTGCCAATACCATAACAGTGCAGACCACGGCCTCGGGCTATATCACCAGTCTGCGTGTGGGCGATGTCATCAGCGCCAGCAACAATAGAACCACTATCAATGCCAGCAACGCTCAGACCACGGTGCTGTATGTGGGCAGTGCCACTGGTGAAACTGCTTATTTTGTCAATCAGGGCAATGTGGTGCCAGCCAATATTATCTATGCCAACAGTTATTTCAGCAACGCCAACGTGTATGTCAGCGCCAACGGCACGCCTGTGATCGGCTATGGTATCACTGAAAATACCATTGTAGTGGCCAATCTAGCGCAGGCTGGCTTTGGCAACAGCAGCAGCAATATCTACATCGTGAACGAGTACGTGGATGATAACCGTTACAATAAATACTTGTTGTTCCCACGGGTGAATATAATCAATTAAAATATGGCCAGCAACATAGATCCAACCATTATCGACGGCGATTATCCTATAGCAGGCAAGGATCAACCGTCCCAGGGATTCCGTACTAACTTTACCGGTATAGAAGAGAACTTTTCTGCGGCCGCATCAGAAATCACAGAACTGCAGGGCAAGGCTGTATTAAAAGCAGCACTCAGTGGCACCACACTGGATAACAATATGCAAGGCGCTGAAATACTCAGCGCAAAAATGCGTGATTTATTGCTGCCAGTTTCGGCCATCAACTGGAGCGCCAGCCAGCTCAACAGCCTGGATGTGCTCAGCGGTGGATACCAATCAGTAACCATCAGCCAAAGTGGTACCTATGCCATCAACTTCAACAACTTCAGTAGATACAATGGCTACAGCACAGTGCTACTGCAGGTCAACAATCAAGGCAACAACACAGTGGCCTTGCCCGGAGGCAAGAATTATCTTGGCCTAGAAAAGATAACCAACGCCAGCAACAACAGTTTGTATTTTTACAGTCCTGACTCCATAACCACTACCAGGACTGTGTTGAGTTTTAGTTCAGCCGACGGCAACACATTTATAGTACAGGATTTGACCCGAGATGTGGCCGGTTTGAACTACGGTGTTCCCGCAAACTATCCCCAAGGTCGTCCCGGCGACAAACAAGGTGATGTACAGGTTTACCAAAGCAATGTGTATGTGTGTACACAGAACTACAGCACAGGCAGCATCGCTATCTGGACCGTGGCATCAGGTTCAGGCGGTGGTGGCGGACCTGCAGGCACCAATGGACAAATACAGTTTGCCTTGGATTCTGTAACAGGACCGGTATTTGCTGCCAACGACAACCTGCTGTTCACCAGTGCAACGGGTCAACTGTTTGTTCCACAGATCCTGGCCAATCGCGGCATAGAAATCAGCAACCTTGCGCCGCTCACAGTGTCAGGCGAAATCACGGGCAGAAACATCACTGCCATCGCTGGCGGCATCTACGGCAATGTGGTCACTGGCAACCTGTCGGTGTTGAACATCAGCAACTTCAGCAATCTTTCGGTCAACAACCTAACCAGCAATATCCTGGTGCGTGGCAATGCTGCCACATTCACAGGCAATGTGACCAGTGCCAATCTCACTGTAAACAACCAAGCCAGTTTCAACAATGTGTCAGTGGCCGGCACGCTGGCATTGAATTCTTTAACTGTCGGCACAGTACAGTATGCCAATGCTGGCGCTACCGTGCCAGGACAGGTGTTGGGTGTCACTGGTACCAATCAACTGGGTTTCTTTTCAGTACCAGGATCGTCGCCGCAGACTGCCAACCTCACAGTGCAGTTTGCTGACTACAGCACAGGCATAGGCAGATTCAACGGCAACACCAACTTCACATACAATTTCGCAGCAGGTGCCAATCTACTGACCACGCCCAACCTCAGCGTCACTGGACTGGCCACCATTGCTGCCGCTGGCATCACCACAGGCACGGTCACAAGTCTGGCAGCCACCAGTGCCAACATTGTGACACTGCGAGCTTCATCTGCAAACATCAACAGTCAATACAGCCTGCCCACTGTGAGAACCACAGGCAATGGCTACGTGTTGGTTGGATTCACCGACGGTTCAACTGACTGGCAAGCCACTTCATCGCTATATGGCAATGCCAATGTGGCAGCCTTCCTGGCTGCATTTGGCAGCAACACTGTGAATACCACAGGCAATATCACAGCAGGATATTTTCTTGGTAATGGAGCATTCCTAACTGGATTGGATTCTGTTTACAGCAATGCCAATGTGGCTGCTTACCTGCCCACTTACACAGGATTGATTGGACAAGTCAATTCCGCAGGCAATGCCAGCATTGACGGTTCACTCACTGTCAGCACCAGTGTCAGCATATTGGCCAATGGATTTATTTCCACAAACAATCGTATACAGACTCCTGAAGTCAGCGCAGATGCAGTCAGAGTCAATGAAATAATTGGCCAGAGCAATTTAGTAAACATTACCAGTCCTGTGCTTGTCACTCAGCCATTGGAAGTCACTGGCGGCAATATCATTACAGATCAGTTTTTTATAGGCAACGGCGCATTCTTAACCGGTATCTCTGCTGCCAACACTGTGCCTGGTGGTGCCAACACTGAAATACAGTTCAACGATGGCGGAAGTTTTGGTGCTGTTGGAACCTTTACATTTGACAAAGTTTCCAGTAATTTAACCTTGCTGGGCAACATCAATGTATCACGCGCAGATATTGGCACGCTAGGCTTTATACTGGGCAACGGCAATGCCATCAACATTGGACAGGCCGACAGTGCATTGCAAAGTTTGATTGGAAACTTGATTGTTGGTAATCAATCCACAGGCAATGTAGGAAAATTAGAAGTTGATGGCAATCTGATTGCTGTCACAGCCAGCCTTGGCGATCTTGAAGTAGGAGATAGAACCACTTATCTAGCTGGATCTGATTTGTTTGTATCGGGCAATGCCCGAGTCTACGGCAGAACCAGTTTAGGCAATGTATCCAATGTCAGCATACTGAATGGCACATATGGTCAGGCCCTGATAACCGACGGCGCAGGCAACTTGTCATGGTCTACCGTGGCAGGAGTGGCCAATGTTATTTCTATTGTCAGCAATACCAGTGTAACTGAAGCTGGAGTTTACATACTCAACAGCCCCGCAGCCAATATCACTGTTACCTTGCCTGCAGGCAATGCCAATCTCATTGGCAAGACATTCAATTTCAAAGACATAGGAGGCAATGCATTCCTGCATCCTATAACTATTGCCACACAAGGTGGCGATGTCATTGATGGCAACGCCAACGCCGCAGTAGCAGCACCTTACAACAACATCGTTATCATGTATTTGACAACCAACATCTGGGGCGTAATGTAATGAGTTTTAGCACTATATTCAGTAATCTCTACGCCAACACTTATCTCTATGCCAACGGCGAAAGTATTTGGAAAAATGTTTCAGCCAATACTGTAACCACTTCGGGCAATGCTATTATTGGCGGTAACGCTACCGTACAGGGCAATTTAATCGTAGTTGGCAATATCTATCGCCAGGAAGAAATTAACATTGCCAACACTGTTATAATCGTAGCTGGCAATGCCAATACTGCATCTGAAGCATCAGGAGCAGGCATACAAGTTGGCAATGCCAACTATGCCAGTTTCCTTTGGAATTCCAATGCCAACACTTGGTACACAGGCTCAAGCAACATCAGTGCTGGTTATTTCTTGGGCAATGGTAGCCAACTCACTGGCTTGGATTTTACAAACTACAGCAACAGCAATGCCGCAGCATATCTGGCTTCTAATGCCGCTATCACTATACTGACCACGGCCAATATCACCACTGCTGCCAATGTACAAGGCGCATATGTATTGGGCAATATCAGTGGAGCCACAGGCGGATACAGCAACAGCAATGTAGCCGCTTATCTTCCAACATACACAGGTAATCTAGCATCTTTGGCTGGCAATGTTGTGACATCTGCTAACGTGCAGGGTGCTTTCATCCTGGGCAATGGCGCATTCTTGACCGGCATTGCCGGTACATACGGCAATGCCGATGTGGCCAACTACTTGGCCAGCAATGCCAATCTACAGATAACCACGCAAGGCAACGTCACTGGCAATTACTTTATAGGCAATGGCGCACTGCTGACAGGTGTGGCCACATCCAGTTACTCAAATGCCAATGTAGCCAACTATCTTGTCAGCATCAATAATGTGACCATTGGCACCAATGCAGGCAACAGCAATCAAGGCAATCGATCAGTGGCCATAGGCTATCTAGCAGCCACGGGTATCGTTGGCAATGCCAATGCAGGACAAAGCATAGACGCAGTGGCCATTGGTTCAGAAGCTGGTCGTTATGGTCAGGGATCAGAGGCAGTGGCCATTGGTGACTCGGCTGGACAGACAGATCAGCAGTTCGGCGCCATAGCCATTGGCTCAGGAGCAGCATCTCTAAGGCAGAAAAATGGTGCGGTGGCCATTGGTGAACAAGCAGGCGCCGGAGATCAAAACACCTATGCTGTGGCCATTGGTTCACAGGCTGGACTCAGCAGCCAGGGATATGCAGCCATAGCCATTGGTCGCAGGGCCGGACAAGTAAATCAACCCAACAACAGCATCATACTCAATGCCACAGGCACGACACTGTCGGGTTCTAATGCCAACGCACTGTACATAGATCCCATACGCAATGACACAGGTATCGGCAATGTTTTATTTTATAATGTTGACACCAAAGAAATTACTTTTGCTCCAGAGTACAATGATACCAGCGTAGCTGAATATCTAGAAATCTATAACGGTAATGCACTGTTCAGTAATGTTACGGTCACCAGAGATGCTGTGATCCAAGGTAATTTGCGAGTACAGGGCAATACAACTTATATCAATGTGGATGATTTGGTCATAGACGATTATCTCATTATAGTGGGCAATGCAGCTACACAACTGTCAGACCTCAATGGTGCTGGTCTACAGATAGGTAATCTAGCCAACGGCAATATCCAGTTTGTTTATAACTCTACCAGCAATGTCATGACACTGAATGTTGGTGCGAATATTGCCAACGTATTGAACGTAGAAGGTAATGTCACTGCCACAGGCAACGTGCAGGGTTCATATGTTTTAGGTAATGGTGCATTTTTAACTGGATTAGCTGCTACCTACAGCAATGCCAATGTTGCTGCTTATCTAGCCAGCAACGCCAATATAGCCATAACCACACAAGGTAACATCACAGCGACTTACTTTATAGGTGACGGCAGTCAGATCGCTAACTTGCCATTGGGTAACTATAGCAACTCTAATGTTGCAGCATATCTACCAACTTACACTGGTAATTTGGCCAGTCTAACTGGCAACGTCACAACCACTGCCAATGTGCAGGGTGCTTATATTTTAGGCAACGGTGCATTCCTGTCCGGCATCTCAGGCACTGGTAACTACAGCAATGCCAACGTGGCTGCTTATCTGCCCAACTATCAGGGCGCAGTACCAGCCCTGCAGCAGCCGCTATCATCGTCAACGATAGATCTTTGACCATTGGTGGAAATCTCTACAGTTATATCATACTACCCGATGACGGCAATGCCAACTCAGTGGCAGCAGAACTGACTAATCATGGTCTTGGTAATGTCATCATCAGTTCGGGCCCAGCAGATTACGAATGGGTATTTGACAACGCAGGAAACTTATTTGCTCCAGGTAACATAGATGCAGGCAATGTTGTCAGCGCCAACTATTTTATAGGTAATGGCGCATTATTAACTGGTATCGCCAGTGCCAATCTAGGCAACATCACTATCACAGCAGCCAATATCAGCACCAACATTGTGAACGGCAATGTGGGCCTGTCGGGCAACGGTTCGGGTTATGTGTTCCTGAGCAATGTATTGCCCTGGAATGCCAGCACTGGACTGTCAAATAACACAGTAGACCTTGGTAACTCGTCATACCAGTTTAGAGATTTGTATGTGGGCAATGTCATAACTCCGGCTGGCGCGCTGGGTAATGCCACACAGATACAGCCGGCGTCGGGTGTGGGACAAAGTGGTGTGGCCTTCCGTGACGCTGTAACTGGGTCACCCGCTGATGTGTCAGCAGGCGTTATGTTTGTGGATGCCATTGATGCCACGGGAAGTATTGTCACTGACTCTTATGTTGAAGCCAATACACTAATAAGCCTTGGTAATTTAACTGTCGGAGGATATGCCAATTTCTTGGGCAACCTACGGGCAGAAAATATCGCTGCTGTGACCAATATCGAAGCACAGTTCTTCTATGGCAACGGATATTATCTCACAGGATTAAATGCTGCCAATCTCATTGGAGCATACAGCAACGCCAACGTGGCCAATTATCTGCCCACATACAACGGCAACATCTTGGCAGGTAATCTCACAGTCAGCAACAATGTCATAATCCAAGGCAATCTACAGGTCCTGGGCAATACCACCACAATCGAAGCCAATAGTTTGATCATCAGCGACAAAGACATAACAGTGGCCAACGGAGCATTAAACGCCAGTCAGGCCAATGGTGCTGGTATCATAGTAGGCGCCAGCAACATCGCTAACATAATCTACCTCAGCACTCCCAACTACTGGAGCCTATATCCTGGCGTATATACCGCTGGTAATGTCACAGCAGAAGGCAACATCTCGGCCACAGGTAATATCAATGCTAACAATGCCACCATCGGCAACATATTGACTGCCAACACAGGTAACTTTACCTGCTGTCTGCAGATAGGAGGCGCTACTACCACTTACTTCAATGCTTATACCACCAGCAATGCCGCAGATCAAGTGTTGTATCAAGCCAACGCTGACATCAGCGCACAGTTAGATTTCAATATCATAGCAACAGATCCCACACTCATGGGTGGCAGCAGACAGAGTTCAAAGATCCTTAGCACAACCTACGGAAACAGCACCGACTTCGTGGAATATGGAGGCGTTTACATAAATACTCCAGTAGGGGATTTTTCAGTGGATCAATCCAGTGGCAACGTGAGATTGCTGGTCACCCCACAAACCAATGCCAACATAGCATACAGCGTGTTGGTAACAAGATTATTATAATATCAGGGGCAACTTAAAATGGCATTGAAACCATTAAATTCACCGGGCGGTTTTAGCGTAGGTGAAATCACCACAGGCGCGATAAACGTAATCAGTAGCACAGGTAATGTTACCACAGGCAACCTGATCAGCAACTCCGGTAGCACAGGCAACATCAATGTCATTGCTGGAAACTTAATCGTTGATTCGGGCACAGGTTATATCTACGGTAACGGATCATTCCTAACAGGACTAGCAGCCACATATGGCAACGGCAATGTAGCCAATTACTTGGCCAGCAATGCCAATGTGACTATACTCACAACTGGCAACATCACTAGTGCTGCCAACATTGCTGGTAATTACATACTGGGCAATGGTGCATTCTTAACTGGCCTGCCAGCAGGTTACTCAAACGCAGATGTGGCCAATTATCTGCCTACATATACCGGCAATTTGGTATCATTGACTGGTAATGTCATTACCACTGCTAATATTTCAGGCTCTTACATTCTAGGCAATGGTAGATTCCTAGATGGCATGTACGGCAATGCCGAAGTCAAATCATACTTAGAGTCTGGTGCCACCATCAATGCCAACTTTGGCACAGGAACAGTAACTACTTCGGGCAATATCAGTGGTGGAAATCTTGTCAGCTCTGCCAACATAGATGGTACCAACGTCAACGCCACCAAGTTAGCATCATCGGGTGCGTTGACTATCAACAGTGGCAGCAACGGCAACATCGTTATTCAGCCCAACGGCTCGGGTAACGTTGTACTCAGTAACACATTCATCAATTCCGTTGCATATCCAGTACAAGATCAAGACGCTGCCAGTAAGATTTACGTAGATAATTTAGTCACTACTGCTATATCATATCACACATCAGTGGTGGCAGCCACCAATATCGACCTGGCTACCGCCACGGGTGGTACCATTACCTATGATCAACCCAATGGAGTTGGTAATGGTGTGGGTGCCACACTTACTACCACGGGTTCGTTTAACCTTATCGACACAGCCAACGTACAGTCAGCCAATGCTCGTATTTTGGTCAAGAATGAATCCAATGGCGCATTCAACGGTATATATGTTTGGTCCAATGCCACTGCCATTACACGAGCAGATGACGAAGATACCTACGGTGCAGGCAGTCCCACAGCACTGGGTCTCAATGACTACTTCTTTGTAACCGGCGGTAATGTCAATCTTGGTTCAGCCTGGATCGTAGATGCCCCCAATGGCGCCATTACTTTTGGCACCAGCAATATACAGTTTGCTCAGTTTAGCCAGACACAGGTATATTCAGCCAATACTTCCGCTGGTTTGACTCTGGTTGGTCAGCAGTTCAACGCAAAGACCGACAACAATACCACAGCCTTTGATGGTGGTGGCAACATCATAGTCAAGGCTGGTGCTAATCTAACCACGCCCAACATTGGAAACGCCACAGGTAGCAGTCTGAACGTAACAGGCACAGTCACAGGTTCATTGCTAACTGGCGCACTGACCACAGCAGCACAGCCTAACATAACCAGTGTTGGTACTCTGACATCGTTGGATGTCACAGGTAACATATCATCGCTGTCGGGCAATGTGTCCGGCAATTATATACTGGGTAACGGTTATTTCCTAACCAACATCAATGCTGCCAATATAGTTGGATCCTATGGTAATTCAGATGTAGCCAACTACTTGGCCAGTGGATCTCTGACCAGTAACATTATCACCACCGGCAACATTACAGGTGGTAACTTGTCAGGTACATTGGTCACAGGTACATTGACAACAGCAGCACAGCCCAACGTCACATCAGTAGGTGTGTTAAATGCCTTGACCGTTGGCGCTACTGTTTTAGCTGATGGATACAGTGCTAGAACTGGCAGCGATCTAACCATTGGAGTGCTAGGTGCAAATGCCAATATCATAATCGCTCCCAATGGCACAGGCGTAACTAATTTTTCTAACAAAGCTATCAGCAATATCAGTTCTGCTGTAATCAACGGTAATGTCACTGCTACAGGTAATGTGCAGGGTTCTTACCTGCTGGGCAATGGTGCATTTATCACTGGTTTGCCTGCAGGTTACAGCAACGCAGATGTGGCCAACTACTTGGCCAGCAATGCTGCAGTAACCATTACCACCACAGGTAATATCACTACCACTGGTAATATTTCAGCTGGTAATTATCTAGGTTCAGGCGACAATGTTACAATTGCAGCCGGCTCCTACAACTGGACATTTGACAATCTAGGCAATGTCACAGGTACAGGCAATATAGTGACCACGGCCAATGTTGTGGCAAATTACTTTATTGGTAACGGAGCGCTGCTAACTGGATTATCTGCTTCCTACAGCAATGCCAACGTAGCTGCTTATCTAGCCAGTGCGCCCAATAACTTTATCACACTGGGCAATAGCAACAGCAACATCACCACAGGTGGTACTGTACGCACCTATGGCGATGCCATAGCCAACAACTTTACTGCAAATAATGCGCTGATTTTGAATGGCATAGAATTTAATGCTGTTACTGTAGAGGCCTATACTCAGCAAACCACTACAACTTCGCTGTCTAATATTGCGTCTATCACTGTGGCCAGTTTGCCCGCAGATACTTCCGCCGTAGAAATCACTCTTCGTGGTCGCGATCTTACCAACACACAAGCAGGCAAGATCATAATCACTTGGGGCGGTGCTAACATGGACTTTACACGCTATGCTGAAGTGATCGCTGGCAACGGTTGCGGAACACCAACTGTGGCCTATGACGGAACTACGCTGACACTGCAGGTAACTCCCGTGACCGCCAACTTGATCACTTGGAATGCCAAGGTAGTGACTGTGTAATCGCAGTCTAACGCCGAAAAACCACCGTCCAACGGTGGTTTTTTTTGACTAGGATGTTGATCTAAAAACCAATAAATAACTTAAACGTGTAAAATCATATGGCCCAAAAATCTTTGTTTACTCCCCAAGGACTAAGTGTTGGCAATCTGTTTAGTCCCACTGATGTCATACTAGCCAACGCTGATATTACCGCTGGTAATGCTGTCAGCGCCAATTTCTTTATTGGTAACGGTGCTTTATTAACTGGTATATCGGTAGGCTCTGACTATGGCAATGCCAATGTAGCTAACTATCTAGCCAGCAATGCCAATGTGACCATCACGGTCGGCGTAGCCAATATCACTACTCAGGGCAACATCACAGCAGGTTACTTTTTAGGTAATGCTACCTTTGCAGAAGGAGTCAGCAACACTTATTTTGGCAACGTAGCGCCCAGTTCACCAGCACAGGGCGACATCTGGATTGACAGTGACACAGGTATACAGACCATTTATTTTGTAGATGCCAACGGTGGCCAGTGGGCCGAGATGGAAGCCAGCAAGGCATTTTCAGTCAATAATTCCAGCACTGTGGGTGGTGCTAATCTTACCTACAGCAACACAGCACCTGCTAATGCAGTTGTGGGCGATATGTGGATCACGGCCAATACTGCCAAACAATTTGTTTATTTCAATGATGGAACCAGCAATATCTGGGCCGAGATGGAAGCTTATCAGGCCTTTTCCAGCACAGGTACAACTTATGGAAATGCAAACTTAGTATCCTATGGCGAACAGGGCTGGGCAGGCAACATCATACCATCTACCAGTAACATATACAATCTTGGCAGCGCCAACTATCAATGGAACAGTTTGTATGTGGCCAGCAATACAATTTACTTTAATAATGTACCAGTGAGCGTATCCAATTCTGGACTGACTGTAAATGGCAGCCCCACTGTCACTAGTAATGCAGCAAGATATGTGTTTGTATCTACGTCGGCTCCCACATCCGGCCAAGGTAATGTGGGCGATATCTGGTATCAGACATACTGATGAAAGAATACATAGTCACTCTTAACAAAGATGCCGACCTTGATGCTTTCTGGGCAGAAATAGAAAACAGCGGCAACCTTGCACCCACGGTACCGGTTAGACCTGTGGCCATAGTCAACAACCGTGATCCCATGCCTAGACTGTGTCACTATCTCTTGACTGATCAAGAAGCCGACACACTGCGCCAAGATCCCAGAGTAGCAGGAGTAGAAATTCCCCCGGAACATAATCCTGACATCATTCTAAGTCGTAACCGCACAGTGCAGTTCAGAGACAATTTTAACAAAACCAGTCTCAGCATCAGCGACTATGTCAATTGGGGATTGGTTCGCAACAGTTCTTTGACCAATTCTTATGGTAACAGTCTAATATCTAACATTGGATATGGCTACTTTGTGGATGGCACAGGAGTAGACATGGTCATAGTAGACAGCGGTATACAGGCCAATCATCCGGAATTCCGTTATGTTGGTAATTTGACATCGCGAGTACAACAGATTGATTGGTTTACGGCATCGGGTGTTACAGGAACCATGCCCGGAAACTTTTACACAGACTACAGTGGTCACGGCACACACGTGGCTGGCATAGCAGCGGGACAGACCTATGGTTGGGCTAAAAATGCTGCTGTGTATGCTATCAAATTGGAAGGGCTACAAGGTGCCACAGATCCTGGCTCGGGCTTGACCATGGATCAGACATTTGACGTGCTGGTAGGATGGCATGAACGCAAGATGAATCCAGCCAGCGGTTACTATACCGGACGACCCACAGTGGTCAACATGAGTTTTTCCTACGGCGCCGGTATAGTCAATAACTTTTATTTACAGGGCGGCAATTACCGTGGCAACAACTGGAGCACAGCCAATGTATGGAGCAACAATACCTATGGCCTAACTTGGTACAGTGGCACTACTTGTCCTGTACGATTGACCAGTGTAGATGACGGAGTTGAAACACTGGTAGATGCTGGCATCAATGTCTGTATCGCTGCTGGCAATGAAAACCTAAAGATCGATGTACCCGGTGGTCTGGACTACAACAATTACTTGACAACAGTACAATCTGTATCGGGTATTGGCAATCTATTTTACTATCAACGCGGTGCCAGTCCCTATTCCGGCAATGCCTTGATAGTGGGAGCCATGGACTCTACAGTGTATTCTTCTACTACAGATCAAAAAGCCACTTATTCCATGGCAGGTCCAGGTGTGGACATTTTTGCTGCTGGCAGCAATGTCATGAGCGCCTGCAGTAACGTGGATGACATAGGTGGAGGACAGACATACTACTGGAACAGCAACTATAAACAGATCAATATTGGTGGCACCTCCATGGCCAGCCCGCAGGTAGCAGGCATAGTATCCTTTTATCTTGAACAAAATCCCAATGCCAGTCCTTCTACGGTCAAAGACTGGACTGTGAACAACGGTACTTACACCATTTACAAACCCTCGGACGCCGAGGACAACGACTACAACAACAATCGCAGCCAGTGGGGAGGTAATGCGCCAGTGGCATTTTCCAGCAGTCAGGGAGCATTAGTGTCCACTGTGCAAAATAATTGGGCAATAGCCAACACAGTTTATATCAAAACTGATAGTAGTTTTTGGACCATGGTGCAAAATATCTACACTAAAACCGATGCCAACACCTGGCAAAAGGTATATTAGAGCTATGAATAAATATTAGAAACAGAGACAGAGTCATCATGGCATTGAATTTTCCTTCCTCACCCAGCATTAATGATACCTATACCTACGGTGATAAAACCTGGGTCTGGAATGGTCGTTTCTGGCAGATACAAGCAGCAGGCGCTATCAATGATATCGCTATTGGTAATATCACTCCCAACACAGGCGCTTTTACCACCCTAACTGCCACAGGTAACATCACTGCTCAGGGCAATGTCCAAGGGCAGTACATACTGGGCAATGGAGCATTCTTAACTGGCATTTCCGGCAGCAGCACTTATGGCAACGCCAATGTGGCCAATTATCTGCCCAATTATGGCGGAAACATTTTGACCAATGTAGTATCGGGCAACTTTTATGCCAACAGCATACTACCCTGGAGTCCCACAGCAGGACTAATCAATGATGCAGTTGACATTGGAAACAGTACTCTTTACTTTAAAGATATCTATGTTGGCAATGTAATAACTCCTGCAGGTGATCAAGGCAATGCCACACAGATACAGCCAGCATCGGGCGCAGGACAAAGCGGTGTTGCATTCGTAGATGCCATCACTGGCTCAGCCTCAGATGTATCAGCCGGAACACTTTATGTAGAATCTATCGATGCCATTGGTAATGTCACTGTAGATACATTTGTAGAAGCCAACGAAATCATTGCCTTGTCCAATGTATCAGGCACAGGTGGCAACTTTTCTAGCAACGTCTCCGCCAGTTACTTTTTAGGTAACGGTGCTTTCTTAACTGGTATTGCTGGTGGATACAGCAACGCCAACGTAGCCAACTATCTGCCCAATTATCAAGGACTGGTCAGCAATATAGATTTCCGCAGCACCAGTCCAGCAGCAGTGGCCATGGTGGTCACAGACAGACCCATTACCATTGGTGGTAATACATTAAGTTACGTTACCATACCCAATGATGGCAATGCCAATAGTGTAGCAGCCGAGTTGACCAATCATGGTCTGGGCAATGTGCTGATCAGTTCTGGGCCCGACGATCACGAGTGGATTTTTGACAACACAGGAAACTTAACAGCACCTGGAAATATACAAGCAGGCAATGCTGTCAGCGCCAACTATTTCTTGGGCAATGGCGCCTTACTAACTGGTATCACAACAAACTATTCCAATGCCAATGTGGCCAACTACTTGGCTACCTACAACGGTAATGCGCTATTCAGCAATGTCACTGTATCACAAGATGCTGTAATTTTAGGCAATCTTCGCGTTGAGGGTAATACCACCTATATCAATGTCACTGATCTTGTGATAGAAGACAAAGATATCATAGTGGCTGCCAATGCCTCAGCCACCTTGACCGATCTCAATGGAGCTGGTCTCCAGATAGGTAACAGAACAGCCGGTGGCAACATCACCTTCTTCTATGACAGCACCAGCAACGTCATGGCACTTAGCCATGGCGCCAATATCGCCAATGTGTTGAATGTCTCAGGCAACGTCTCCGGAAACTACTTTATTGGTAACGGAGCATTACTCACAGGCATAGTCACATCCAGTTACTCCAACGCCAATGTTGCCAATTACCTGCCCACTTACTCAGGCAACATCACAGCAGGTAACGTTGCGGTCACGGGCAATGTCACTGCCAACTGGTTCGTTGGCAACATAAACACTACCAATAGCTTGGTCACATCAGGCAATGTCACAGCCAACAACTTTATTGGATCAGATCCCAATGTAAATCTCATAGCCGGTAGTTATACATGGGCATTCAATGATGCTGGCAATTTGGTATTGCCTAGCAATACTTTTGCAGTCAACTATGCAAATGGTGTACAAGTAAGCCTTGGTGGATCATACAGTAATGCAGATGTAGCCAATTATTTGGCCAGCAACGCCAATGTTACTATCACTGTTGGTGTTAGTAATATCACTACCCAGGGCAATATCTCTGGCAATTACTTTATAGGTAACGGCGCATTATTGACAGGTGTAGTAACCAGCAGTTACTCAAATGCCAATGTTGCCAATTACCTGCCCACTTACTCAGGCAACATCACAGCAGGTAATATCGCAGTCACAGGTAATGTCACAGCCAACTGGTTCGTGGGTAATATCAACACTACCAATAGTTTGGTAACTTCGGGTAATATTACAGCCAACAACTTTATAGGATCAGATCCCAATGTTGGTTTGGTAGCCGGCAATTACACTTGGTTATTTGATAACGCTGGCAATGTCACACTGCCCAGCAATACTTTTGCAGTTAATTACGCCAATGGAACAGCAGTAAGTCTAGGCGGAACTTACAGCAACGCCGATGTAGCCAATTACTTGCCTACCTATAACGGCAATGCCTTGTTCAGCAACATCACTGTGTCACGAGATGCTGTGATATTGGGCAATCTTCGTGTAGAAGGTAACACCACATATATCAATGTATCAGATCTAATCGTAGAAGACAAGGATATCATAGTAGCGGCCAACGCCAATGCTACCATGACCGATCTCAACGGAGCAGGTCTGCAGATAGGTAACAGATCAGCTGGTGGCAACATCACATTCTTCTACAACAGCACCAGCAATGTCATGACATTAAGCCACGGTGCTAACATCGCCAACGTGCTGAATGTCGCTGGTAATATCACTGCCACAGGTAATGTCAACACTGGTAATTTAGTAGGATCAGGCACCAATGTAGAAATCGTAGGTGGATCCTATACTTGGACTTTCAACGGTTCGGGCAACTTAGTCCTTCCGGGCAACTCATTTGCTGTAAACTATGCCAACGGCACACAGGTAGCATTGGCTGGATCTTACAGCAATACCAACGTCAAAGCATACCTAGGCAACTTCGATGGTAATATAATCCCCAGCGCCAATGTCACTTACGACTTGGGTAGCAACAGCAATCGTTGGAACGACTTATATCTCAACAACAGCACTATCTATATTGGTGCACAGGAAATCACTGCCAATGCTGATTCCACAATCTTTTCTGGTAATATCTCAGTAGGTAATTTAGTTGGTACTGGTGATAATGTAGACATCAAAGCCGGTGCTTACACCTGGAGATTTGACAATGCTGGCAATCTTACACTGCCTGCCAATACATCGGCTATCAATTATGCCAATGGTGCAACAGTTCCCGTGGGCTATGGCAATGCCAGCGTGGCCGCATACCTGGGCAGTAATGCTAATCTAACTATCCTAAGTCAAGGCAACATCACTGGCAATTACTTTATTGGTAATGGCGCATTACTCACAGGTGTTGTAACATCCAGTTACTCCAACGCCAATGTGGCCAACTACTTGCCTACATACACAGGCAACATCGCAGCAGGCAATGTCACAGCCACTGGCAATGTACAGGGTGCTTACATACTGGGCAATGGTGCATTATTAACCGGATTGCCAGCCACATACGGCAACAGCAACGTAGCAGCTTATCTAGCCAGCAACGCCAATGTGACATTGGCTATCGGCACAGGTAATATAACAACACAGGGCAATTTAGCTGTTGGTAATTTGATTGGTTCTGGAGACAATGTAGATCTCAAAGCTGGGTCATATACCTGGCGTTTTGACAGCACTGGCAATCTAACACTGCCGGCCAATTCCACAGCCATATATTATGCCAACGGCACACAAGTTCCAGTAGGTTATGGTAATGCCAACGTCGCAACTTATTTGGCCAGCAATTCAGCAGTCACTATATTAACCACTGCCAACATAACTACTGCTGCCAATATCTCCGGTGCCTATCTCTTAGGCAATGGCGCACTGTTGACAGGTCTGCCTGCTACTTACGGTAACAGCAACGTCGCTGCTTATCTTGCTGCCTACAACGGCAACGCACTGTTCAGCAACATCACAGTATCGCAAGATGCTGTTGTTCTGGGCAATCTTCGTGTTGAAGGTAATACCACTTATATCAACGTATCAGATCTCATAGTCGAAGACAAAGATATCATCGTAGCAGCCAATGCTTCGGCAACCATGACCGATCTCAATGGCGCTGGCCTACAGATAGGCAACAGAACAGCTGGTGGCAACATCACGTTCTTCTATAACAGCACCAGTAACGTCATGTCGTTAAGTCATGGCGCTAATATCGCCAATGTGCTGAATGTCTCTGGTAATGTATCTGCTACAGGAAATGTTTCAGGCAATTGGTTTGTAGGTAATATCAACACTACTAACAGTCTAGTTACATCCGGTAATGTCACAGCCAACAACTTTTTAGGTTCTGGAAGTAATGTAACATTAGAATCAGACAGTTACTCCTGGATATTTGATAACGCAGGTAATCTTACTTTACCAGGTAATACATTTGCTGTAAACTACGCCAATGGCACACAAATATCTTTGGGCGGTTCATACAGCAATTCGATTGTGGCCAATTATCTAGCCAGTAATGCCAATCTAACAATATCAGTTGGTACAGGCAATATCACCACACAGGGCAACATCACAGGCAATTACTTTATAGGTAATGGCGCACTGTTGACAGGCGTGGTAACCTCCAGTTACAGCAATGCCAATGTAGCCAACTACTTGCCTACCTATACTGGCAATATCAGCGCAGGAAATATTACCGCTACTGGTAATGTTACTGCCAATGGTTTCATAGGTTCTAATGTTAATACTCGTATTATTTCCAGCAGTTACATCTGGACATTTAACAACACTGGTAACTTGGTACTTCCAGGCAATACATTTGGCGTCACATACGCCAACGGCACCACAGTTAGTCTAGGTGGAACTTACAGTAATGCAGATGTAGCAAATTATCTGCCCACTTATACAGGTAACATTACTGCGGGCAACGTAATCGCTACTGGTAATGTTATTGGTAACTGGTTCGTAGGCAATGTCAACACTACCAATAGTCTAGTAACTTCGGGTAATGTCACAGCCAATAACTTCGTTGGTTCGGGCAACAATGTTACATTAGCATCTGACAGTTATACCTGGACCTTTGACAACACAGGTAACTTTATACTGCCCGGCAACAATACTGCTATCTATTATGCCAATGGCACACAAGTACCTGTGGGATATGGCAATGCAAATGTAGCCACTTATCTTGCCAGTAATGCCAATGTCACTGTTTCGGTAGGCACAGGCAACATCACCACACAAGGTAATATCTCTGGCAACTACTTTATTGGTAATGGCGCACTGCTGACTGGCATAGTAACTTCAAGTTACTCAAATGCCAACGTAGCCAATTATCTAGCCAGCAATGCTAATCTTACTGTGTCTGTGGGCACAGGCAATATCACCACACAGGGCAACATTAACTCTCGAGCACTGTATTTGGGATCACAACGGGACGTGATTTACCAAGTGTCGGGCAACATCACATTAGCTGGTGGAGCACTGGATAATAATGCCAATATCAGCATCAGAGCCAACACGGCCATGGCCAACAGCTATGTGCTGTCATTGCCATCTGATACCCCCAATGCAGGTGATGTATTATCAGTTAAAAACTTTGGATCATGGAGCGCAGTTGGAAATGTAGCCAATCTGATATGGTCTGCTCCTGCCAGCACCTATGGCAATACAAATGTAGCTGCATATCTACAGGCATATAACGGCAATGCCTTGTTTAGTAATGTCACTGTATCTAGAGATGTATTGATATTGGGCAACTTACGTGTTGAAGGCAATACCACCGAGATCAATGTTTCTAATATATTCTTAGAAGATAAAGATATTATAGTAGCTGCCAATGCTTCGGCCACCCTGTCAGATCTCAACGGAGCAGGTCTGCAGATAGGTAATAGAACAGCAGGCGGCAACGTCACGTTCTTCTACAACAGCATCAGCAATGTCATGTCTCTAAGCCATGGCGCTAACATAGCCAATGTGTTGAACGTCGATGGCAACATTGTTGCCACTGGCAATGTCACCGGCAATTATATACTGGGCAATGGAGCACTGCTAACTGGATTGGCCACATATGGCAACAGCAACGTAGCAGCTTATCTAGCCAGCAATGCCAACGTCACGGTGTCTGTTGGCACAGGCAATATCACAACACAGGGCAATCTAACAGCAGGTAACTTTATAGGCTCTGGAAGTAATGTAAGATTAGAATCAGAAAATTATGCCTGGCAATTTGATAACGCAGGTAACCTTACCCTACCAGGTAATACATTTTCTGTAAACTACGCCAATGGCGCACAGGTCAGCCTGGGTGGATCATACAGCAACGCAGATGTGGCCAACTACTTGGCTAGCAATGCCAATCTTACCATATCAGTGGGCACAGGCAACATTACCACACAAGGCAACGTCTCTGGCAACTACTTTATTGGCAACGGAGCATTACTCACAGGTATTGCCACCGGTAGTTATAGTAATGCTAATGTGGCCAATTATCTAGCCAGCAACGCAAATCTTACCATTTCTGTCGGTACAGGCAACATCACCACACAGGGCAATTTAGCAGTTGGAAACTTGATTGGCTCAGGTGACAACGTAGAAATCACAGCAGGTGTGTATACCTGGACCTTGGATAACACTGGTAATTTGACATTACCGGGCAACACCACTGCTATCAACTATGCCAATGGCACACCTGTTCCTGTAGGCTATGGCAATTCCAATGTGGCCGCATATCTGGCTAGTAACGCCAACGTCACTGTGTCTGTGGGCACAGGCAACATTACCACGCAGGGCAATGTCAGTGGCAACTACTTTATTGGTAACGGCGCACTCTTGACAGGAGTTGTCACATCCAGTTATAGCAATGCCAATGTGGCCAACTATCTGCCCACCTACTCAGGCAATGTTTCGGCTGGCAACTTGAATCTCACCGGCAATATTGTTGACACTGGTGCTATATTTGTAATTACAGGCGCCAGTGGCAATGTAGTTCTAGCACCCAACGGCACCAGCAGAATAATTGCCACAACTTCGGGCGCTAATGTTATTGGTAATTTAGATGTTGCAGGCAATGTCAATGCCAATGGTGCTACACTTACAGGAAACTTATCAGTTGGCAACTTGATCGGCTCAGGTGATAATGTAGAGATCACTGCAGGTGCGTATACGTGGACGTTGGATAACACGGGTAATTTAACGCTGCCAGGCAACAGCACTGCCATATACTATGCCAATGGCACACAAGTGCCAGTGGGCTATGGCAATGCCAATGTAGCCACTTATCTAGCCAGCAATGCCGCAGTCACTATTTTAACCACTGCAAATATCACCACTGCTGCCAACATCTCTGGTGCTTATATCCTAGGTAATGGCGCATTCCTAAGCGGATTACCTGCCACATATAGCAACAGCAATGTGGCAGCATACCTCGCTGCATACAATGGCAATGCATTATTCAGCAATATCACTGTATCACAAGATGCTGTGATATTGGGTAATTTGCGTGTAGAGGGCAATACCACTTATATCAATGTAAGTGATCTAATTGTAGAAGACAAAGACATTATCGTGGCTGCCAATGCTTCGGCCACCTTGACCGATCTCAACGGCGCAGGTCTCCAAATCGGCAATAGAACCGCCGGCGGCAACATCACCTTCTTCTACAACTCAACCAGCAATGTCATGTCTCTAAGCCATGGCGCTAATATTGCTAATATTTTAAATGTAGCAGGCAATGTCACTGCTACAGGCAATGTCAACACTGGTAACTTGGTAGGTTCTGGTACAAACGTAGAAATAGTCAGCGGAGCATATACTTGGCTATTTGATGGTGCTGGCAATTTAACTGGTACTGGCAATGTGTCTGCTGGTAACTTTGTTGGAACATCTGGCAATACATCTATCGTCACTGCTGGTTATACTTGGACATTCAACGATGCCGGTAATTTGGTCTTGCCCGGCAATGTCTTTGGCGTAACCTATGCCAACGGAGTACAAGTAAGTTTAGGCGGTTCATACAGCAACGCAGATGTGGCCAACTATTTGGCCAGCAATGCCAACGTCACAGTTTTGGTAGGCACAGGCAACATCACCACACAGGGCAACATCTCTGGCAACTACTTTATTGGTAACGGCGCATTACTCACAGGCGTGGTAACATCCAGTTACTCAAATGCCAATGTGGCCAATTATCTGCCCACTTACACAGGCAACATCACAGCAGGCAACATTACCACCACTGGCAATGTCATTGGGAATTGGTTTGTTGGCAATGTCAGCACTACCAACAGTTTGGTCACATCAGGTAACGTCACTGCCAACAACTTCGTGGGTTCAAGTGGCAACACATCAATAGTCACTGCTGGTTACACCTGGGTATTTAACGACACAGGTAATTTTGTATTGCCTGGCAACAGTTTCTCTGTAAATTATGCCAATGGCGCACAGGTCAGCCTGGGTGGATCATACAGCAATGCCGATGTCAAGGCATACCTGGGCAACTTCGATGGCAACATCATACCCAGTGCTAACGTAACATACAATCTGGGTAGCAATAGTAATCGCTGGAATGATTTATATCTCAACAACAGTACCATTTATATTGGCGCACAAGAAATCACCGCCAATGCTGATGCTACCATATTCTCGGGCAATATTTCAGCCAACTACATATTGGGCAATGGTGCGCTACTCACTGGAGTAGCTTCGTCCTACGGCAACGCCAACGTAGCAGACTATCTAGCCAGCAACGCTAATATAAACCTTGCGATTGGCACAGGTAATATCACCACTGCAGGCAACATCAGCGTGGGATCTATACAAGGTGCCAATGCCAATACAACCATCGTGGCCAACGTCTATAGTTGGACATTTGATGATACTGGCAATTTAACACTGCCGGGCAACTCTACCGCAATATATTTGGCCAACGGTACACAAGTGCCCCTGGGCTATAACAATGCCAGTGTTGCTGATTACATGGGCAGTAATGCCAATGTAACACTGAGCATTGGCACAGGCAACATTACCACACAGGGTAATATCAAATCTCGCACATTGTATCTGGGATCACATCAGGATGTTTCCTATCAGGCATACGGTAATATCACCCTGTCGGGTGGTTCCGCAGACAACAATTCCAATGTATCCATTGTAGCTAACGGAGCAATGACCACCAGTTATGTGCTGAAATTGCCAGCAGATACACCCAATGCTGGTGACGTCTTAACTGTCAAGAACTTTGGATCTCAACTGCTTTTTGGCAATGTAGCCAACTTGATATGGTCTGCCCCTGCTGGCAGTTATACCAATGCCAATGTAGCCAACTATTTGGTCACATACAATGCCAATGCCCTGTTCAGTAATGTTACAGTATCACAGGATGCTGTGATATTGGGCAATTTACGTGTGGAGGGCAATACCACATACATCAATGTATCTGATCTAATCGTTGAAGACAAAGATATCATTGTAGCAGCAAATGCTTCGGCTACATTGACAGACCTTAACGGGGCAGGTCTCCAAATCGGAAATAGATCTGCTGGTGGTAACATCACATTCTTCTACAACTCGACCAGCAATGTCATGACACTGAGCCATGGCGCTAATATAGCCAATGTCTTGAATGTCGCTGGTAATATCACAGCCAACAGTTTGATAGGTGTTGGTACAAATGTAGAATTAGTAGGAGGTTCTTATACTTGGACATTCAACGGTTCAGGCAACTTGGTGCTGCCCGGCAACGCATTCTCGGTTAATTATGCCAACGGCGCACAGGTCAGTTTAGGCGGGTCCTACAGCAATGCTGAAGCAGCGTCTTATCTAGCCAGCAATGCCAATGTGACCATACTCACAGGTGTGGCTAATATTACCACTCAAGGCAATGTGGCAGCCGGATACTTCTTAGGTAATGCTACATTTGCCGAGGGCGTCAGCAATACTTATTTTGGTAATGTATCTCCCAGTTCACCAGCACAGGGCGATATCTGGATCAACAGCGATACAGCAGTACAACTGATTTACTTTGTAGACGCCAACGGCGGACAGTGGGCCGAGATGGCAGCTGCCACCAGTATCAGTTCAGATAGTGACTACACAGACAGCAATGTCACTGCACTGTTGGCCAGTTTGGGTGCTAACACTATCAGTTCATCGGCAAACATCACCACGTCTGCTAATATTTCTGCTGGTTATATACTGGGCAACGGAAGCCAACTTACTGGACTGGATTTTACCAACTATACCAATTCTAACGTAGCCAACTATTTGGTTTCATACAATGCCAACGCCTTGTTTAGTAATGTCACAGTATCACGTGATATGGTCATCATTGGTAATTTGCGTGTAGAAGGCAACACCACTGAAATCAATGTTTCCAACATATTCTTAGAAGACAAAGATATCATCGTGGCTGCCAATGCTTCGGCCACATTGTCAGATCTCAATGGAGCAGGTCTGCAGATTGGTAATATCACTGCAGGTGGTAATATCACCTTCTTCTATGACAGCACCAGCAATGTCATGTCTCTAAGCCATGGCGCTAATATTGCCAACGTACTGAACGTTGCAGGTAATATTTCTGCTGCCAATATCACAGCCACAGGCAATATCACAGGCAACACCAATGGATTTACCATAGGTTATAGAGATGTACCGCAGGTCAGTTGGTCTAATGCTACCATGGCATTGGCTGATGCCAGCAAGCACTATTACACTTCTACCGGTGGCGTAACACTCACAGTACCCAGCAACGCCAACGTGGCCTTCCCAATTGGTGCTACCATAGCGTTCTACAATCGCAGTTCTGCCAACTGTACCATCGCACCGCAGGCCAGCGTCAACATCTTCGTTGTAGGCAACAGCACAATCACTCCCACAGCCAACAGAACAATAACCAGCAACGGAGGCGGCACATTGACCAAAGTCGACACTAACACCTGGATGTTGAGTGCGGCCAACGTAGTGTAAGGTCAGTCATGGCAGGCGCGCTACTATCAGCCATAGGTGGAAGTGCAGCCGTGGTGTATGCTCAATCACAAAACAGTGGCGGTGGCCCGTATACCATTGATTATCTGATAGTAGCCGGCGGTGGCGGAGGTGGATCTGGAGCAGCCCAAGCAGAAGGAGCCGGTGGTGGTGGAGCCGGTGGATATCTATCAGGCAATACCAGTGTTACCAGCAGCACAGCCTATACTGTGACGGTAGGAGCAGGTGGATCAATAGGTGGTACCGGTGTCAACAGTTCGGCATTCAGTATCACAGCCAGCGGCGGAGGAGCAGGAGCCACAGGTGGCACAGGTGGATCTGGTGGTTCAGGTGGTGGAGGTTCTGGACGAAGTTTTGCACGTCCCGGCGGCTCAGGTACTCCAGGGCAGGGAAATTCCGGCGGTGTTGGGGAACATTTACAAAATGGAGGTGGCGGTGGTGGCGCAGCGGCAGCCGGCGGTGGCGGCTGCGGTGGTACCGGTGGTGCAGGTACAGCCTGGCTCAATGGAACAACTTATGCCGGCGGCGGCGGTGGTGGTGGTGGCGAAATCTGTTGCGGCGGCTATGCCGGTGGTTCAGGCGGCGGAGGATCGGGTGCTAATTCAGCACAATGCGGTGGCGGTCAAGCTGTAGCAGGAACTGCCAATACCGGTGGTGGTGGTGGCGGTGGTGGCCGAGATAATGCCACTGGCAAGGCCGGCGGATCTGGTATCGTGATTGCACGTTACCCGGGATCACAGCGTGGCACAGGTGGTACAGTTACCTCGTCGGGTGGCTTTACATATCACACATTTACTTCGTCGGGAACTTATACAGCCTAATTAATTAAACGAACATTCAAATGACAATATTATCTGGTACTGATATCTCTGGCACAACTTTTTATCCTCCCCAAGACTATGACGTAGATTATCTTGTAGTGGCCGGAGGAGGTGGTGGTGGAGCAGGCGCTGCCCAAGCCGAAGGATCAGGTGGCGGTGGTGCCGGAGGGTATAGAACAGGATCAGCAACAGTTGCAACAGGATCGCCTTATTCTATTGTGGTAGGTGCAGGAGGCGCAGTAACTTCTAATGGAAATCCCAGTTCGGCATTCACTCTAACATCTACTGGTGGCGGGGGCGGTGCTACTCAATTTACGGGTTCTACTGGTGGCTCTGGTGGCGGTAGTTCGGCAAATAGTAATCCCAGCGGATTTGCCGGAGGCGCAGGTAATACACCTCCTACTAGTCCCCCACAGGGCAATCCCGGAGGTCCTGGTACGCATTTAGCCAGAGGCGGTGGAGGCGGCGGCGCTTCTTCTGCTGGAGGTGGCGGCACTGGCACAGGTGGATCTGGTAGTACATGGCTAGATGGAACCACTTATGCCGGAGGTGGAGGTGGAGGTGGAGGAGAAAACGGCCCAGCCGGCGGTGGCGGCCCAGGTGGCGGCGGATCAGGTGGCCCTAACGGTCCAGGTACTCCTGCCACTGCAGGAACTGCCAACACCGGAGGTGGTGGCGGAGGTGGAGGACGACTTAATGTCACTGGTCAAGCCGGTGGTTCTGGTATCGTGAAAATAAGATATTCTGGCAGCCAGCGCGGCTCGGGTGGCACAGTTACCAGTGCCGGTGGCTACACTTATCATACATTCACTAGTTCTGGTGCATACACAGCCTAACAGATGAACATGAATTTTAACTAAATATTATTAGAAGAAGAAAACCATGGCTTTAAATTTTCCCAACAGTCCCTCGCTAAATGATACCTACAGTTTTGGTGGAAAAACTTGGGTATGGAACGGTACCTATTGGGGTTTACAAAGTACTGGCGCACTTAATGACATTGTAATTGGCAATACCACGCCCGCCACGGGTAATTTTACCACGGTGGGAGCCACTGGTAATATAACCACTGATCAGTTTTTCATAGGTAATGGTAGTCAATTGTCTGGTATCACTGCCAGCGGCATGCTCACAGTCAGCAACACAGCACCCGTGGGTGCCAGTCAAGGAGACGTTTGGATACAGGGCAACACTGGTGTACAGTATGTATACTTTACCAGCAGTGGCAACAGCCAATGGGCAGAAATGGAAGCTGCCACCAGCCTCAGCATCGACAACAGCAACTATGGCAATGCCAACGTGGCATCCTACTTGCCTACATACATAGGAGCTTTGTCCAGTTTGGCAGGCAATGTTACCACCGCTGCCAATGTGCAGGGTGCATATATCTTGGGCAACATCACACAGGCCACGGGATACAATGTCTACGATAATTCCAATGTAGCAGCCTACTTGCCCACTTACACTGGCAATTTAAATCCTGGTAATATCAATTCCGGTCCAACTACCATCAACGGCAATCTCACAGTATCGGGCAACATCACAGCGTCAGGCAATCTCACATATCTCAACGTCAGTGATTTGGTTGTGAATGACCCACTGATATACCTAGGCGCTAACAACACCAGCGATATCGAAGATCTTGGCATAGTTGCTAACTTTACCGAATCAAATGTGGCGCAGCACACAGGCTTGGCTAGAGATTATACTGACAACACTTGGAAACTTTTTACTGGTGTCATATCTGAGCCCAACACAGTTATAGCATGGGATCAAGCCACATGGGCCAATCTTCAGGTAGGCAACATAGCAGGCAACACCAATGGATATGTCATTGGTTATCGTGATGTGCCACAGGTCACGCTGTCATCTAATGTCACAGCAGCAGCTGCCGACAGCAGCAAACATTTTTACAGCACCAGCAGCAGCAATCTATCAGTGACTATACCACCCAATGCCAACGTGTCGTTTAACATTGGCACCATGCTCAGCGTGGTACAAAATGGATCGGGCAATGTCATAGTGGTACCAGGTTCAGGCGTGACACTGTTGCTGTCTGGCAACAGCACCGCATCAGGCAATCGTACGGTGGCCAATTGCACAGTGGCAACACTGATGAAAGTAGCATCAGATGTTTGGTTTATCAGTGGCGCAGGAGTCAGTTAATGTCTCTGCTGCAACTGGGTGTCAGCACCGGTGGAACCAGCAGTAGCAGCAGCGGAGGTGGTGGAATCACTCCCACGCCACCCAGTGCCATCTACGGTGAAGCCAACTACAACAACGATTTCAACTATACCAGTCTGCAGATAGCAGGCACAGGCAGCAACAACGCCAACAACACCAGTTTCATAGATTCCAGCACTAACAATTTCACTGTTACTCCCGCAGGTGATGTCACGCAAGGTACTACATCACCTTTTGTGTATGGCACCGGCACAGACCCTGCCACAGGCTACTTCTCAGGGTACTTTGATGGTACAGGTGATTACCTAACCATGGCCGACAATGCTGCGTTTGCCTTGGGAACCAACAACTTTACCATTGAGGCCTGGGTGCTGCCACAGAACTCAGCGACTAATAGTTTTTGGTTTAACCAATGGGAAAATTCTGCGTCTTCTGACACAAACTCAAGTTTTGTGTTGTCTATCACATCGGGCAAATTCCAAGGTGCTGTGGCCTACGGCGGATCAACATCACAGGTAGACCTGCCGGGTAGATCTACGGTATCAAACAATCAATGGTATCACGTGGCATTGGTGCGAAACGGCAGCAGTTTGACATTGTATGTCAATGGCCAATCAGAAAATACCAGCACCACCCTTGGCGGATCCTCAGTCAACAACAGCAATCTAGCACTTTTTATTGGCACACGCCGAGATGGCACACGGCCATTTCAGGGGTATATATCAAATGCTAGACTTGTCAATGGAACTGCACTGTATACCTCAAACTTTACAGTATCCACTACCCCGCTTACCGCGGTTACCAACACGCAACTGCTGACCTGCCAGAGCAGCCAATTCATCGACAACTCCACTAACGTTTTTGCCATTACTTCAGTAGGCCAGGCACAACCAACACCTGTAAATCCCTTTGGCATGACTGCTTGGTCCGGATACTTCGATGGCACTGGAGATTACTTGACTGTGCCAGATAATGCGGCTTTTACATTTGGCTCAGGTGATTTTACTATTGAAACTTGGGTATATCCTAATGCATTATCTACCACTGTGATGGCAGGAAAATATACTTCATCACCAAACACAGGTTGGAGTTTTGAACTTAATTCCACCGGCTATCCCTTGATTTGGCTAGTAGGCACCACAGTGGCTACATCCTCTGTTGCTGTCAGCGTAGCAAAATGGAATCACATTGCAGTAACAAGAAGTGGAACTGCTCTTAAAATTTTTGTAAATGGGGTTCAGACTGCATCAGCTACAAATAGCACTAACATCACTGCGTCAGGACTTGCACTTTATATAAATTCTTCCGTGGGCGCTCCTGGTACCATTGGATTAAACGGTTTGTATTCGAACCTTAGAATCGTCAAGGGCACCGCAGTCTATACCTCTGACTTCACGCCGCCCACCGCGCCGCTCACAGCCATCTCTGGAACATCACTGCTGACCTGCCAGTCCAGCACTTTTATCGACAACTCTACCAATGCATTCACAATAACAGCCAATGGCAATTCCTACACAGGCACACTCAACAATCCATTTGGCAATCCCGTTAATTATGCCACACCTCCCACAGCTGCTTACTCGGCTTACTTTGATGGCACCAACGACTATGTGCTGGTAGCTGCCAATACCAATATCAACAATCTAGGACTGGAAGATTTCACCATAGAATGCTGGGCATTCCTAAACAGCAGCAGTACCGACGCCACAATAATAGCACAAAACTCAAGTTGGGCCACACAAAACAACTATACCATAGAAGTCAGAACTGGCGGCGTTTTCCGCGCATTCATAGGAGACAGCACCGCCATTGATATCAATCCGGGTATCAACTCTTTTCCTTTGAAACAATGGAATCACGTGGCTGTGGTCAGACGTGTGGGCACTACCACTGCTTATATCAACGGGCGCTCCGTGGGATCCAGCACCACTGCTGTCAACCTCACACGAAATCCTGTGACCAGTATCGGCGCTTTCAGCACCAGTGGCACAGCCTTGAGCAATTACTGGAAAGGTTATATCAGCAATTTCAGGATAGTGCGCGGTACAGCAGTGTATACTGATAATTTTACACCGCCTACCGCACCATTGACTACCATACCCGGTACAGTGCTGTTGACCTGCCAATCTACCAACTTCAATGATGCCAGCATTATTAGAAATGTGATCACGCCCACCAACGGTGCAGCCATTGATTCATTTACACCTTTTGGTTTGCCTACCTCTGTGATTGCACCAGCCACAGTGGGCGGCTCGGGATACTTTGACGGCAGCACTGATGTGTTAAGTGTGGCATCCAATGCTGCATTTGCATTTGGCACCGGCGATTTTACCCTGGAAGCATATGTATATCCATTGTCTTTGACCAACGATACTTTGATCTGCGGTGTTGATGCCACCAATGGTGCGCTACTGGGATACAGCACAACAACAGTTTGGCTTGGTGCTCGTAACACAGCATATGATTTGACTGCAACCTATACCTTGCCATTGAACACCTGGACACATCTTGCTGTGTCAAGACAAGGCACAACAGCAAGAATTTTTGCCAATGGCGTGCAGATTGCCACCGGCACTGCCACTAGGAATTATCCCCAAGGTCAATTTACTGTTGGCAACTATGTCACAGCCAATATTGGTGTGGTTGGGTATCTGTCCAGTGTACGAGCAGTCAAAGGCACAGCAGTATATACCACTGCATTTACTCCTCTCACAGCACCTGTCACAGCCATAGCCAATACCAGTCTATTGTTGAACTTTGCCAACGGAGCCATCGCAGATGCCACGGGAAAAAACAACATACAGCTCAAAGGCAACACTGTCATATCCACGGTCAAGGCCAAGTATGGATCAGGCAGTGTTTACTTTGACGGATCAGGTGACTACCTGCAGATCCCTGCTGCGCCTGATCTGTATCTCAGTCCTGCTGGCACCACTGCCAGCAATCTTGATTTTACCATTGAATTATGGTTCAATGCCAATTCAGTAGCCACTGCTTTCCAGACCATGTGGTTGCGTAGATCCAGCCAGAATCCTCGTGGTGTTGCCATTTACCTAGCCACCAGCACACTTGATGTTTACATAGGAACCACTGCTTGGCAAGTACAAATCACCAGTGCTGCGGGATCCATCGTGGCCAATACTTGGAATCACTGCGCTGTGACCCGAGCCGGCACAGAATATCGTGTGTTTTTAAATGGTGTGTTGGTGGGCACGTCTACTCCCACAGCGTTTGTGATATCAGATGACACCAGTCCTATCTGGATTGGAAACAACGGTACAGAAGGCACCCAATATCCTTTTGCAGGTTATATGCAGGACATAAGATTTACCGTGGGCAAGTCGAGATATGCCTATAGTTTTCCAGTGCCGTCTGCACTGTTTACCAACTACTATACCACTGCTGCCGCACCCACTACAGATACCTACGGCAGCTATACCACAGCACTGTTGCCTGGCACAGGAACCAATCTCAGCAAAAACAATGCTGTCACAGACGCCAGCACCAATGCTTATGCTGTCAGTACCGGAGCCGGCACCGTTACCCTAGGCACGCTGAGTCCTTATTCGGAAAATGGTTGGAGTGCATTTTTTGACGGATCCGGTGACTACTATACTGTTCCTTACTCCAGCACCACTAACATACTCAGCGGCGACTTCACTGTGGAAGGCTGGGTCAATGCCACACTGATTGGCACAGGCAGCAGACAGATTGGAGGTCAGTGGCAGCAAACCGCAGGACAGGGCGGCTGGCAATTGGGCATTGACACCAGCGGCTTTATCAGCGTGGCCTTTGGCGCAGCAACAGAAGCCGCAGGCATCATAACCAGTTCTGTGGCCATTGCGGTCAACACTTGGTATCACATAGCCCTGGTGAGAAACGGCAGCGTGTTCACGCTTTACATCAACGGTGTCAGTCGCGGAACCTATACCAGCGCTGCCACTAGAGCCGCACTCACATCCATACCCACTACCTTTGGTAACTGGCTCAGCAGTTCGGGCACATTTCCTGCCTCGGGATCAGCAGACTTCCGTGGCTATCTGGCCGACTATCGCATAGTCAAAGGCACCGCTGTATATACCAGTAATTTTACACCGCCCACTACACCATTGACTGCTATCTCAGGCACTGGTCTGCTGTGTTTTGCCAGTCCCTATGCTGTGGATCTATCAGGTAACAACAATACATTTACCATCACTGGATCCACTAGAACCACACCGCAGACTCCTTATCCTCCTACATCTGCTTACTCTGCTGCTGTGAATGGCAGCAGCATGTTCTTTGATGGCAGCACTTATCTCCAACTGTCATCGGGAATAGCTATACCAGCCACAGGAACATTTACCATTGAATGTTGGTTATATATCACAGCCAGCGCCACTCAAATTTTAGTAAGTCAATATACCAGCAGCGATCCAAATCGCAGCACATTTATCATTGATAATGTTTCGGGATATAAATTAAGTTTTAACCCCGGCGGTATAGTAGGCTCTACCGTGGTTCCTTTGCAACAGTGGAATCACTGTGCAGTTACCAGAGACAGCAGTAATACTTTAAGGATATTCCTTAATGGCAAAGTTGATGCAACATCTGCTAATTATACTTCTACCATACAGCAGACACAAACAAGAATTTCAGGATTTGCCAATTCACCTGCTTATCTGTTGAATGATGCTTACATGGCCGGCCTGCGCATAACCAATACCGCGGTCTATACCGCAGCATTTACTCCACCCACCGCACCGCCCACGGCCATTGCAGGTACCACGCTGCTGTTGAATTTCACTGACAACACTGGCCCAAGAGATGCCACTGGACGTAGCATAGTTTATTCATCAGGTGATGCCAGCATCAGTACCGCTGTCACAGATCCCTGGAGCAACAACAATGGTGTGTTGTATTTTCCCGGCACAACGGACGCCATGTTACTCAACAGCATAGGGTCCGATGCCAACAACGTCAGTCCATTATACGCTCCGCAGGGCGATTTTACCTGGGAAGCTTGGATTTATCCCACTGCTGTGGGCACAGCAGCGTGCGGGAATATTTACACTCAATCGTTGGCAGCACGTGGCAGTGTCACGTTTGGGCAGTAATCTTAGACTATTCATCGACGGTGCCTTGCTGAATGAAGCCAGCACCACTGCTGATCTCTGGGCCGGCACAGCCACTACTCCGGACTATGGATCATTTACCCTGGGCCAGCGCAATGTCAGCGGTCCACAGAATTTTAGTGGTTACATGAGCAATGTGAGATTTACCCGAAATCGCGCTAGATATTGGAGCCCATTTACTCCACCCTCTGCGCCTTTTCCCTTGTACTAAATTTTGCAAATAAATATATTGATACAACTGAAAGCGAACGATTGTGGCTTTAAATTTTCCCTCAAATCCCAGTGTCAACGACACTTATTCGTTTAACAACAAAACGTGGCTGTACAACGGCCAGGGCTGGATTTTGGCCACGGCGGGATCCATCAACGCCATACCCATTGGCAACGTCACGCCTGCTTCGGGCAACTTCACCACTGTTGGCGCCACTGGCAACATAACTACAGATTTATATTTCATAGGCAACGGCAGCCAGTTGTCAGGCATCACTGCCAGCGGCATGCTCACTGTCAGCAACGCAGCGCCCGTGGGTGCTGCCCAAGGCGATGTTTGGATTTCAGCCAATACTGGTGTACAGTATGTGTACTTTACCAGCGGAGGTAATAGTCAGTGGGCAGAGATGGAAGCTGCCACCAGCATTGATCTAGGATCAGAAGTGGACCTTACAGCAGTGTCCAGCAACATCATTCCTACAGCTAACATCACATATGACATAGGTAACACCAGTTATAGATTCCGCGACATATATCTAGCCAACAGCACAATCTATCTAGGCTCGGCCACAATTTCTGCGACAGCTGGTAACTTACTGTTACCAGCCAATGTATCTATTGGCAACAGTAGCATAGTTGAAAGCGGAGGTGTGCTGGGATTTCCCGCAGGTACCACCATTGGTGGATCTTCACCTGAAGTACCCAAGATAAGCAACGTACAAATCACCGACAGCAGTTATACTGTGTTAGATGACACTGCTATCAACGTTGACGGCGGCTACTTTATAGTCAATGGTTCGGGATTTGTTTCGGGAGCCACAGTCATAGTAGAAGACACCATTGCATCATCTGTGTCTTTTATCAATTCCACACTACTGAGATGCCAAATTGGAGCCAAAGCAGCATCGTCGTACAATATATATGTGGTTAATCCAGATGGAGGCACAGCCATTAGACCATTGGGGTTAACTTTTTCAGCATTTCCTTCTTGGGTCACGGGCAGTACCTTGGCCAATGCCACTCAGAACACAGCGTTTTCCTATAGTCTGACAGCCACCGATGCTGTCTCATATGCGCTATCACCGGGAAATTCGGTGCCCAATGGATCGGCTTTGTACAGCAATGGACAGTTTTCTGGCAATGTGGCAGTAAATGCTAACACAGCCTATTCTTTTACTGTGATAGCCACTGATGCACAAGCACAAGATTCTCCTCGCACTTTTAGTTTTAATATCATATACATAGCCAAACCACAGACAGTGGAATACCTAGTGGTTGCTGGTGGCGGTGGTGGTGGTGGTGGTATCTCGGGAACTTCTGAAGCAGGAGGCGGTGGTGCAGGTGGATATATAGCAACTACCGCCAACATCACAGAAGGCGTAACCTATACAGTGGTCGTGGGTGGCGGTGGTGGTGGTGGCCCAGGACCCGGCACTGGCGCAGCTGGCGGCAATTCTTCGGCCTTTGGCACTACTACTGTAGGCGGTGGCGGCGGAGCTGGATACACTGCCACTGCTGGATCTGGCGGTTCCGGTGGTGGTTCATATGCTGGCGGAGCAGGATCAGGTACTCCGGGGCAAGGCAATCCAGGCGGCACAGGCGGTGGATTTGGTCAAAGTGGGGCCGGTGGCGGCGGGGCTGGTCAAGCAGGCTTTCCTGGTCCAACCAGCGGCCGTGGTGGCAATGGCAATGTTTGGCTCAACGGAACTTTTTATGCAGGTGGAGGTGGTACCACCGGAACCGCTGGTGGTTCGGGAGGTGGTGGCACCGGCAAACCTGGACCAGGTGCTGGCGTGACCAACACAGGTGGTGGTGGAGGTGCAGGCATCTCTACAAGCAGCCAGCCAGGTGGATCTGGTGGTTCAGGCGTGGTAATATTGAGATACGAAGATTATCTAGATCCTGCGGCCAATACCAATGGCACTGTTTCTGTGACCACAGCCAATGGATATCGATACTACACATTTACCAGTTCAGGTAATATCCGTTGGTAATAACTGATAAATTTATATTATGCCTATAATTAGTTTCCCTTCTGCTCCTAATTTAAACGACACATATTCATTCAACGGCAAGACTTGGATCTACAACGGCGAAGGTTGGATGTTGTCTGCAGCAGGCAGTATCAACGGCATACCCATAGGCAATGTCACTCCTGCCACAGGTAATTTCACCACTGTAGGCGCTACTGGCAACATCACAACAGATCAGTATTTCATAGGTAATGGCAGTCAGTTAACTGGTATCACCGCCAGTGGCATGCTCACTGTCAGCAATATCGCTCCCATATCACCCTCAGCAGGAGACGTGTGGATCGCTGCCAATACAGGCGCCCAGTATGTGTATTTCACTTCAGGCGGCAATAGTCAGTGGGCTGAAATGGAAGCAGATACCAGTATCAGTATTACCACCAGCAGCGGCGCTAATATAGACTTAACTGCAGTCGCCAGTAACATCATTCCCTCGGCCAACATCACATATGACATAGGTAATACCAGCAATAGATTCCGTGACATCTACTTGGCTAACAGCACTATCTATCTTGGTGATGCAGAAATTTCTGCCAACGGATCAAATGTAGTACTAGCATCTGCGGTCATAACATCTGCTGTCATAGCATCGGCTACTCTGGGTAACATAAACAATGACAGCACCGGATACATGAGTTTGCCAGTGGGTAACACAGCACAACGACCTGTGGCTCCCACTGCTGGAATGATTAGATTTAACACAACTACCAACAGCCCCGAGTGGTATGATCCCATAGGCAATCAATGGCTAAACTTGTCTCAAGGTCCCAACTACAATGTTGAATACCTAGTGATAGCCGGCGGTGGTGGAGGTGGAGGCGCACGTGGAGGTGGAGGTGGAGCAGGGGGCTATCGGACCGATACTGGAATTTCTGTCAGTGTTGGAACTAATTACACAGTGACAGTCGGTGCAGGCGGCACAGCAGGTCCAGGATCTGTTCAAGGTACTTCTGGTGGTAATTCTGTGTTCAGTTCCATTACATCCATTGGTGGTGGTGCTGGTGGAACCGGGTTTGCATCCAGTAATAATAATGGTTTGTCAGGAGGATCCGGCGGTGGTGGCGCAGCATTATCAGCGCCCACAGGAGGCACTGGTGGTTCTGCTACCCCGGGTCAAGGTTTTGCTGGCGCGTCTTCACTAACAGGAGGTGAAGGGTACTCAGGTGGAGGAGGCGGTGGCTCTTCTTCTGTGGGAACTACCGGATCTGTTGGAAATGCGCCCGCTGGCAATGGTGGAGCTGGCACAGCATCAAGTATCACGGGTACTAGTGTGACTTATGCAGGTGGTGGTGGAGGTGGTAACTATTCCGCTGCACCCAGCCCTGCAAGGGTAGGCGGAACAGGCGGCTCAGGCGGTGGAGGCAACGGTGGGGCTTGGGGTGATGGTCCCGGGGTGCAAGTCAGTGCCACTGCTGGTACTACCAATAGAGGTAGCGGTGGAGGTGGAGGTGGTAACACACAAGGTGGCGCAGCCGGAGGTTCAGGCATAGTTATCATTAGATATCTAGGCGCACAGCGCGGCTCAGGTGGCACAGTAACTTCTGCTGATGGCTATACTATACATACATTCACTAGTTCAGGAACTTATACAGCGTAAAGATAAATCATGCCCGTAATTAGTTTCCCATCTGCTCCCAGCGTCAACGACACATACTCATTCAACGGCAAGACCTGGATTTATACAGGTCAGGCCTGGAATCTAGCAACTTCAGGATCAATCAATGACATACCCATTGGCAATGTCACTCCTGCCACAGGCAACTTCACCACAGTAGGTGCCACAGGCAATATCACTAGTTCTGCTAATATTTCCGCATCATATTTTCTTGGCAATGGTAGTCAATTGACAGGCATTATAGCAGGTGGTACTCTCACTGTCAGTAATGTTGCGCCAATATCGCCCTCAGCAGGAGACGTGTGGATAGCAGCCAACACAGGCGTGCAGTTTGTGTATTTCTCATCAGGTGGCAACAGTCAGTGGGCTGAGATGGAATCAGATACCAGTATCAGTATTACCAGCACCAGTGGTGCCAACATCGATCTTACCGCAGTAGCCAGTGACATCATTCCTGCTGCCAACATCACATATGACATAGGCAATACCAGCAACAGATTCCGTGATATCTATCTAGCCAACAGCACTATCTATTTAGGTGATGCTACAATTTCAGCCAATGGTTCAAATGTAGTCATGGGCTCGGCTATCATAGGAAATATCACCAATGACAGCACCGGA